TTCATAAACACCTTTTGCGCTGTCGTAGAATGGCTTTCAGCTCTCAGCTTACCGAGTGAACGCCAAACCTGCTTGCGATGGATGAACAATCCATGCAAAGGAATAGTTCTTACTTCTACTTTTGTACCCATCTATCTTTCAATTAAGTTAGCTTTCAACTCTCTCAACTGATTCAAAGCATCATCGAGAGCGTTATGATTATTATTCTCAAAGGTCTTCCACTCTTTAATGAACTCCTTTGCGGTTCTGATGTCTCTAGGTTGCCAAAACTTCCAGGGAGCTTCCATATTAAGATACTCACATATGTCTTTAATGCAAAACAGGTCCATTGCCCCTTTAGTCCACACTATAGTGTCTTCTGTATTGTATCTATTAAAGATTTGATATAGCTTATCTACTAAATATTTGTAGCTATGGACAATATGAGTAGGCTTATTACTTTCTGGACTGTTCTTTTGCTTAATCCACCAGAGTAAAGTTTCTCCAGTGAATGTCCTTTCACAAGTATTCCAAGTTTTAGGTTCTGTTTGTATCAGATAACGATCTAATACATCGAAATTTTCATCTGCTGGTACTATGCCAATTTGAGTAATGGCAGCATCATTTCTTCTACCTAATGTTTCTATATCTATAATAATATGTTTTGCCATTTTCATAATCTAAACCATTTAAAGATGATAATAACTATTTGATACCCTTGCGCCCAAATCGAAGCAGCCCACGGCATCCGGCTTCAAGAAGCGTTTCTCTAACTTCTCCAAAGCCTCTTTATACTTCTGCTCCATGTGCTTGCAATGAAGTCTCTGAGCTAATTTAAGTTGCTCGACAACACCCTTGCGAGCAACTCTATATTGTTTATCGGACATCATAGCCTTACCCTTTCACATAGTTGATTACGTGCTCCTGGGCTTGCTCATGCAAGTTATCAAAAGCGTCTTCTATAACTTTGGCTGTCTGATTGCCATTAAGGTTCTTCAGCATTTCGCCAACAACTTTTACCTGATGTTCTATAGGTAAAGAACAGAACTCTTCAACAAGGAAGCTTTTCTGATAATTGTAAGACATATCGTGAAATAAGTCTGATAAATCTACGTTTGCTTTATATACTGACATAATCTTAATCGAAAATATGATGGTTCAACTTTCTCTTTCTGAGGTTTCTCTTAATCACTTCCATATCCTTGTGGTCGTTAGTGTGGTCCGCAAGAAGCTTGATGATTTCATAGATGTCATTTGCGTTATCCTCCAGGTTGGCGCAAATTTTCTCATCACCGAAGAAACTCTTATTAAAGGGTTTCAAATGGAAGTAGTACTTTTTGGCTGCATCCTGCATCTGAGTGTAGTGCATCTTCTGCTCTTGCTTGTAGCGAACGCTTAACAGCCTAAACATGCCCTGTTCATCCTTGATAAGCTGATCCAATACATCTGTTACCATTGCAATCAAGCAGCCATTGACCTGCAGGCGTTGAATAATCTTTTCCTGCTTCAAGCCAGATGTTACACCAAGCTCTGAGAGTGTAACCTTCAAATCGTTTACTGTAACTTTCTCTTTTCCCATTGTCTTACTTTTAATTGTCAAACCATAAACCTGCATATCTCCATTCCCAATGAAGGCAAGTGTCATTAGGCTTCTTGCCTTCACTATAGCATATCTCGGAAGCTATGCAATTACTACATATATGCTTCATAATCATGGAAGTTTAGATACTAAATAATCTATCTCCTTATCCGTAAGCTCCAAATCGTTCTTACGCTTAAACTTGATGATGGCATCTACTCCGACCTCGCCTTTAACCAACTGATAGATGGCATCCTCATCAAATCCCTTATCTAAATCCTTGATAAGCTCCATTCCCAAATCATAGATTTTCTGTTGAATCTCCTTTTTAAGGTCTGCGTTAATTCGCTCTAAAGCTTCTGCTTTCTGATTAAATCCGCATCCGCCCTCAATGGCGAAGTCGTTATTGATATTCTGACACATCTGGTCAATGTCCTTGCTTCCGAAGAACTGTGCGAAATAGGTATCGCCCTTCAAGGACTGTAGAATATCGATTTCTTCTTGCTTTGTCATAACTAATCCTCCTTGTCTAATTTATCATACTCATTACGCAACTCAATAATTTTATTTGTGAAGTAAACCATAGTCTCTTTCAAGAGGGAAAGCATATCTTTATGGTTAAGGATGTCGCCAACCGCTGTGTAGTACTTAAGATTGTCATTTGCATCAAGAAGGTCAAAGCTACCGCAGCATGCCACATTGGTGTTGAAAGACTCTTCCTGGAAATTACCAACTTTAGCTTGATAGCGAATCACCAGGTCTCTGTCTCTTTCGACTCCTTTCAAGTTCAAGTGGACGATAAGTGACTTATAGCCTAAGTCTATACCCTCTACTTCCCAATCAGGGCATACTGAAATGATGTCCTTTATCTTCTTTGTGGCTGACTCAAACATATTCTCGATGTTCTTTCTAACCTCTGCCTTCTTTGTTTCAACTGAATTGTTCATAATCTTTATAATTTTAATTGGTTCAACTTATAAGGTAGGCTCTGAATAGTCAAAACTACTACCTTTTATCTATATGCAAAGGTACGAAAATTTTCTGATATATGCAAATTTACCAACGATTATTTTAGTTAAAAATACTAAAACTACTAAATATATGCGAATATATCTGTAATTTTGCCAAATCAAAACTTCGAAGATTATGATAGATTTTAATGAACTTTTTAAAAGAAATGACGTTGGCAGCATCATAGGAGAGCTGAAACAACGCGTGTTGGATATTCCACTTTGGAGTACCCTGTTATCTGAGTATGAGCCTATGCTCCATGAAATCGTAGAAGACCACGTTGGCAGACAGGACAGAACGCTTGATGACGGAATTGTAGAAAAGGCAGCTAGATTGCCTATCGGATTGGAGAAACTTCTTACAAGAAGAATCTCTGAGTTCACAATGGCTATACCGGTCAAGCGTGTATATACGTATGATCAGGCTGACGAGGAACTGAAGACGATTGTGCGTGCAATCGAGAAAATCTACACCTGTGCACACATTGATGCCGTGAACATGCACAGAGCAAAGTGCTATTACGCCTCTTGCCAGATGTTCACACTTTGGTACACGCAGAAGAAGCCTAACAAGCTCTACGGCTTCGAAAGTCAGTACAAGCTGAAATGCAAGACATTCTCTCCAATGGACGGAGTTGACATCTATCCTTACTTTGATGAGTATGATGACTTGCTTGCTCTGTCATTCGAGTATAAACGTAAGGTTACTGACACAGAGCACACCTTCTTCGAGACCTATACCGCAGACCATCATTACAAGTGGGACCTGTCTTCAGACGATGAAGAGTCCGGATGGAATTTGGTGGATGATAATGAGATTTCTATCGACAAGATTCCAGCCGTGTTCTGGTACCGGCACAAGCCATGCTGGGAAGGATTGAAACCTATACGTGAGAATATCGAGTACACCATTTCCCGAAACAGCGATGTTGTGGCATACAATTCCGCTCCTGTCTTGAAGATTGCCGGTGCCATCGTTGGAATGGAGCGAAAGGGAGAGAGCAAGAGAGTGTATAGAGTCAGCGAAGACGGCGATGTTAGCTACGTGTCTTGGCAGCAGGCTATCGAGGCTCTTAAGTATCACGTTGACACTCTCGTCAAGCTTTTCTTCATGCAGTCCCAGATGCCGGACATCAGTTTCGAGAATTTGAAGAGTCTTGGCAATATCGGCTATGATTCAAGAAAGACACTCCTCATGGATGCCCATCTTAAGATAGGAGAGGAGACGGGTGCCTGGATTGAAGGCTTCGAGAGAGAGACTAACGTCATAAAGGCTTTCCTTGCCAAGATGAATACGAAATGGGAGGCTAGAATGGGTGAGATTACGGTAGAGCACATCATTACTCCATTCATCCAAGAGGACGAGATGACTCAAATTGAAAAGTGGATGAAGGGCAACGGAAACAAGCCAATCATCAGCCAGAAAGAGTCAATCAAACGTGCTGGCATTTCCGACGACCCAGACGCTACTTACCAAGAGATTCTCGAAGAGGACGAAGCCGAGGCAACCAGAACAGCTGCTTCAATGCCTAACTTATTCTCGGAGGAGTAAGCCATGAGAAAGAAGAAGGAAGATAAAGAGCAGCACTTCTGCCGTGAATGTGCTCATGCTACTGACTTCCATAGTATGAGCCTTAAAGGTCAGCCTATCCTAGCCAAATGCCCATATCAAGAATGGAGCGTTCTTCTCAACTGGGATTGCTGCAAACACTTTAAAATGAAATTGTATGAAAAAGCCAAAACTGCCTAATCAGAAAAAGGCATATAAAGACCTTGGCAAGAGACTGAACGCTTATACCAGGAAAATCATTTCCATCTATGAGACTCTTGCCAAGGAGTCCGCTAAAATCGCCACCTCCACCGACTTCGATGGGGATGGCGAGTTCTCTTTTGATGATTACCCTAGAACAGAAAAGAAGGTGAACGCCTTGCTGGATTACTATTCAAACAATATGCAGGCATTGGTCTATAATGGCATATCGGACGAATGGAAGAACAGTAACACGCTGCAGGACCTACTTGCCAAGAGGGTAATCGGTACCTTTACTAGGAAGATAGCGGACGCAAAGCAGAAAGCTTACTTTGAGCACAACAACGCGGCAAAGAAGGCTTTCATAGAGAGAAAGATAAAAGGTCTCAGTCTTTCAGAAAGAATATGGAACCAGAGGGATGATGTCAAGGAGGCGTTGGAGAAAGCTCTGTCTGTCGGCATCGAGAAAGGTATGAGTGCCGTTAAACTCAGCAAGAAGGTCAGCAAGTACCTTAATGATTATCCTTCACTTGCCAAAGACTATAAGAAGAAATACGGCAAAGCCATAACTATTCAGAACTGCGAGTACAGAAGCGTGCGACTGGCACGTAACGAGATAAACATGGCCTACCGTTCTGCTGAGCAGGAAAGATGGGCTAGGATGGACTATATTAAAGGCAAGGAGATCAAGACGACCAATAACCCAAGTCATAAGCACGATATGTGTGATTTGCTTGCTGGAATATACCCGAGCTATTTCCCTTGGGTCGGTTGGCACGTGAATTGTATGTGCTATGCCATCCCGGTAATAATGAGTGAAAAGGAGTATTGGAGCGGTAAACAACCAAGCAATGCTATGCCTAAGAACTTCACAAATTGGGTAAATGATAATAAAGATAAGGTGAAGCAATCATCCTATATCACTCAATATGCTCGCTCTGAAAGGTCACAAAGGCAAGTTCGAATTGCTGCACAGAACTCACCAGAGGTAAGGACAAGACTTCGAGAATTCATTAATGAGACAATGCAAACAAAATTTAGAGAGGTAGAGCTACCAGACGGTCAAACGGCTAGAAGACTTTATCTCAATAATAATAATGAGGAATTTGTGGTAGGACGAAATTTCTTTTCTGAAACGATGGCAAAGAATATTAGAAATAGAAGACTTAGCGAAACAATACAAATTGCAGCCGATGTAAACGAATGGTTTCCTACAGCAACATTTGACAGAATTGAGGAAGGTAACCATCATGATTTTCAATTCAAAGTATTCCATGCTACTTATCAAGGAAAACGAATAGAATGTAAGGCTAAACTTACAAGTGAAAATATCCTTTATACTATGAGATTATTAAACTGAAAAACAAGGGATTGGAAACCCTCCCGAAGTCTGCATCCGAAGACCGACGTGTGAGAGGTCTATCCAATCCCTATTTATCTTTCTCCTTTACCGCTGCAAAGGTAATATTTTATTTTGGAAAATCCAAATCTTTTTTAGAATTTTAATTGGTTCAAGCCCTCGCTGGTGCATTTAATGTCTTGTAAGCCTCGAAAGCCAATGTGCTCACTGATGGTGGTGGAGATTGTCATAATGTCTCCCATAAGGAGCATCGTCTCTCCCTTTCCGACCTCTGTGATGAGACTCAAAAGGCAGTTAATTTCATCCTTAAGCGTCTCGGCTTTCTTCATCAGCGGTGTTGGTGGCTCAACCTTGACCTCTTTCTTCTTCTCGCCAGATTGAGAAGCAATACACTTCTCAACAGCCTTCGGCACTCTAGGTTTCGGAAGGTTGCAGATGATGTTCTTCTCCTTCAATGCGAGAAGCCAGCGTCTGCCTCGCTCCGTCCAAAGAGGTCTTCTTACGTACTTGCCCTTGATAAGGTGTGTAGTCACCTCAGTTAGCTGATAGGTGGAGTAGGGACTTGTCAGCATCCACTCATAGCCCCGGTTGAACGCAAGGCCAACCTCCTTCAGCTCTTCGTACAACTTCTGTGCGCTGCTCATGCCCAACTCCTTCGCCATCTGCGTAGTTGAATAGACTCCCTTTGTCATGTCGCACTTCTGCACTCTCTTGAAGCATTCATCGATTCTCTCCTGGAGATCACCCATGATTTCCTTCTGTCTTGTTAACCACTCCTGGTCCTTTTTGACTTCGACCAGCATTTCCTTTGCGAACTCTTTCAAGCTCATGTCTGCGTTTGTTGCCATAAGATTCTGTTTATGCAACCATCGAGCTCATTTTATAAAGAAGGGCAGCCGCTCATTACGCCCTCAGAATCGCCTCTACTAGCGTCCCAGCTTCGACAGGTCGTAACGTTGCAGTTGCCCTTGTATGTAGTTGGCTCTTAGTCAATTTTACGACCTTCTTTCTATATACAAAGGTACGAAAAAATCGGCAAATTACCAAATCTTTTAACCTAAATTACGAATTTAATTTATTGAAAATCAGAGAGTTAGATTTGAGGTAAGCGATAAACTTATCAAGCATTCTTGACGTGCGCTCTCTAATATCCGTTTCTGTAAAATCTGTCAACGTCTGTGACAGCATTCGTAATTCGTGTATCTTAGTTCCAACCCTCTCGCCTGTGGATTTGAACTCACCATTATAATACTTAATCTTGTCAGCAAATCTGTAATCGGATGCCCGAATATTAACTCTTCGCTCCAATACCGATTTGTTTCCCAACATTTCAAGAACCTCGTCACTCGACAATCCACCTTCTTTGACTTGTCTGTTCCTTGGGAAGATGTGTTCAATATCATATGTTGCATCAAGAGGAAGCAATTCCTGGCTATCGAAAGAGAATGCCCACCACACAATCATCGACTTCGTAATCGCACGAGTGTTTGAAAAACTGAAGTTGGTGAATTGCGAACGGAACAATTCCTCTTGGAATAGATAGTTCTCGAAAGCAATTTCTTTGTTCTCTATGATATTCACCATCTCATTGAATACCGGTGCTCGCAAGGCTGTTATTCCTGGGTTGCTGATAGCATATGCCCAAATAAAGCCTATCAAACGATTCAAGAACAAATAGAACTTCTCGTTGTCTAGCATATTCTCAGCATTCTTATAGTGCATGAAATATACCGATACAATATAAGTCCATAAGCTGTTAGGCGCATAATTCAATACAAACAAGCGCTTTAGTACATCCACGGAAAAACGGTCTTCGTTCTGAGAATATACATCTTTCCAGAAGTCCGCAAGCAAGACTAGATTCTCTAAAGTCTGCTCTCGTCGAAGTAGAACATATCCATCTTTCTCATAGAACTTGCGAAGTCCTTCTGTCATAGAACTACGATTAGTCAGCAAAGCTCTCTCGTAGTACATATAGCGTGTAAACAACTCATCTAAAGGTGTTCCACGATATGGATGGAATATTTTAGTAACGAGTTCGTCAAGCTCTTTCCATGTAGTGATAAACTCTTCCTTCTTTCCGATGGATGAGTAGAACTTATAGAGCTGTGCCTTGAAGATGTCTGAGTCAGACAATGGCTTACCTCTATCATTAAGCGTCGAGAATATCCTAAGAGCAGTATCTTGCGACTCAGCCTCTATCGGAAGTAGTACGCAGTTATTGAGAATGCGAGCTGGATATAATGCAAAGAAAGAAGGGTATTCTTCAATGAATTTTCCTATCTTGTCTTGAAAGTATCTGAAGTTGGTCGCATACCGACTTTTTCCTTCTGATGTTCCTTTCCGGAGTATATCCATAAACTCTTCCTTGTCGTTATCAGTTGCAACCTCCGAATTTATCTTCAAGTCGTTTGGATCATACTCTCCGAACTCATTTGCTCTCCAAATGCACTTTTCTATGTCCTCTCGCATCTTGATTGAACGATTGTCTTTCATGTGCTCCAGGCGATTGTAGAAAGCTCGCAGTAAGAGAAGCAAGGTCGTAAGACGCTGCTGACCATCAATGATTTCAAGTTTCCCTTCGTCATTTCGGAATGTTACTATAGGACCGAGAAAGTAACTCTCTGAAGAATCGAAGCTGTCGCAGTTGTTATTTGGGAATGAAAAGGAAAATAGGTCTTCCCATAATACCTTACATTCGTCTTCTCCCCAAGCATACGGACGCTGATAATCAGGAATCAAGAACGTCGCTTTTTTATCTTGAAAAAGATACTTTACGTTCTTTTGATCTACTATAAGCTTTGATGACATAACAATTACATTCTACTTTTCATCAAACTCACCTTTCTCATCAAGATAGCGTACAGCTGCTTTCACGATAAACGAGAATCCTCTGAGAACAAAAGAACCTACCAAGCAAAGCAATGAGTCAATAACGTAGCTAAATGCTTGTATACCACTAATACTTGAACTTTCATATCCATAACCGCCAGAAGTATTCAAGGCGTTTATCCAAGTTATAATTGAAACTATTATGGCTATAAATGAAACAACAGCTAAAATGTTCGAGATAGTTCCAAGATGGTTTCCTACCTGTGGAA